GGCAATGGACTATCAATATATGCAACAACAGAGAAGCTCAGAGACAAAGTTTGTCAACAGCTCTTAGACCTAAGGCGGATTTTTAATGCAATTCTTTTATGATGGACAGATTAGACGTTACTTGACACAGACAATTCGTGTGTTAAGTAATTTTGTAGTCAAATACGGAGACGGGACACTAGTTCGTGTCCCGGTAATGTATGGTGATAGCGATCGTCAGGTTGGATCTATTATTAGTCAAAACTCAGCTAACGCCGTGGCATCGGTTCCCCGTATTGCAGTTTATATTTCTGGATTAGATATTGACCATAGTAGACTAGGTGATGCATCTTATGTTGGTAAACTAAACTTTAGAGAAAGAGACATACAAGTTGATAACGGCCAGCAAACCTACAATCAAGCTCAAGGTAAAAATTATACTATTGAAAGATTGATGCCAACACCATTTAAGTTAACCATGAAGTGCGATATCTGGAGTTCTAGCACAGAACAAAAACTACAGATTCTAGAACAAATTATGGTGCTGTTCAATCCTAGTTTAGAAATACAAACAACTGACAACTATATTGATTGGACAAGTTTAAGTGTTTTAAATTTAAGTTCAGTAAATTGGAGTAGCAGACAAGTTCCAGTAGGCACAGAGAATCCAATTGATATTGCTACTCTTACATTTGACAGTCCTATATGGATCAGTCCTCCAGTTAAAGTTAAACATCTTGGTGTTATTACTAAGATTATTACCAGCATCTACAATAACTATCAAACAGATTCTGATAGCTATGTTCAAGGGCTAGGAGAACCATTAACTACTGGAACATCTTTCTTATCAGATTTACTAAGCCAAGAAGTTACTACTGTATCAGATTATATTATCCAAATATACAATGGCGAAGCTATACTGCTGACCAGTAACGAAGGATATACCCCTCGAGAACCTAATTTAGATATACCTACTAGAGGCGGGTCTGCCGCTATCAATTGGCATGATTTATTTGACAGATATCCAGGAAAATACATAGCTGGATCAAGCATGCTGTATTTGACTCAGCCTAATGGAACCGAAGTAGTAGGCACATTTGCTATTAATCCGTTAGATTCGACTAGATTAAATGTAACATACTTTGCAGATACCCTTGTTCCTAATACTGGCATTGACAGCAATGGCTATTTAGATACTAATCAAAACTACAATGCGGCTGCTAGCTATCGCCCATCTAGCCCTGGAACATTTGATGCTATTGTAAACCCGCAAACTTATAATCCAGGAACACCTAGTGTCGGTTTAAGATTGTTAATAATTGAAGATATAGGAAGTGCAGGGCATACTACAGAAGCATGGGGATCATTAGTTGCAAAGGCTAACGATATTATAGAGTGGACTGGTAGCCAATGGCATGTAATATTTGATTACACTCAATTCTCAGATACCATGGTATGGCAGACGAATATATACACAGGAGTTCAATACCTTTGGAATGGTGTCCAATGGGTCAAGAGTTTCGAAGGTGAGTATACGTCAAGCCAATGGAGAATCGTTCTTTAACTGATAAAATCGTCTGTAGTGGTGCATTAATCTATGCTAAAACTACTGGTAGATTCTTGCTACTTCAAAAATCACGAGGTAAGCATAGTGGCACTTGGGGATTAGTAGGTGGCACTAATGTTGAAGGGGAAACTCCCTGGCAGGGGCTACAGCGTGAAATCACAGAAGAGATTGGCGCACATCCTAAGATAATTAAAACAATTCCTTTAGAAACTTTTGTATCGAACGACAAAGTTTTTAATTTTCACACTTATCTATGTGTAATAGAAAATGAATTTGTGCCAATTCTTAGTGATGAACACCAAGGTTGGGCATGGTCAACGATTGACTACACACCAAAACCATTACATCAAGGCCTACGTAACAGTTTCTCAAATCGTATTGTTAAAACTAAAATTAAAACAATATTTGATCTATTAGATCTTATCTAGTAGAATAGGTAAAATTAATAATAACACGACGATCAACATCGTCTGGGGTAGCACTTGCGTGATAATGTCCGCCATCAAAGGTCAGTAATGTATTACGTTTAGGAACAACCTTGTGTATAATAGTTTCACGTCCTAAGAAATTATCTTTAAAATATCCAAAACTAGCTTGTGGGAAATCATCCCACTTAGATTGATCTGTATCAAATGGAAATTTTTCTTTATAGATAACCGTAGGGCTGTTAGTATCATTGAGATATATGATACCAACATTGTGTTGCCATGGCAAATCAATGTGTGGGTCATTGGTATATTGACCAAAAGTCCTAGGCTGGTTAACTACTCTTACTCTAAATATTTCTTTAATGCGCTCGCCTGTTTTATCAATCGCATCGTATAACAACGGTTCTAAAAATTCACCAAACTGTGTGCATGGTCTGCCGTTGGCAATAGGGTAATGAGTTAAATTAAACGGGTGAACATTATTAGTATTAAGTCTGCCAAACGGATATGTTATAGCACTCCAGTGCCAATCAAATTCAAATCCTAATACCTTATCGCATAATAAATCGAATACTGATTCAGACAGTATGTTATCATATATTTTCATTTTTGTTCCTTGATATAGTTGATCCATTTTTTATGATCAACAGCTAAATTTTGATAATTATGTTTTAATTCTCGTATGCGTTTAGAAGCATGTCCAGCATGCTCATATAAATGTCTTGCAGTTAACGTGTCCCAAATTCCTTCTAGGTTCTTATAATGGTTATTATAATAAGCAACAATATTATAGTCGGCCGCTTCGAACATAAAACTTCCTGTTCCTGCAAAGTGATCTTTGGTTAAATATCCACCTTCAGCAATTAATATTTCCATGTCTTTTATGTAGTCTGGAACATTGTTTGACATGTATTTCCAGAAATCAGAATCCTGTCGGCCAGTATGATAGAACCAACGAATATACCTAAAGCTGTCTTCTAGCAAAAAATTCATACGGTCATTATAACTTTTTTGATTAAATTGTGTATGACGACCAGAATACAATCTAGTTATCATATCCAGTTGTATCCATGTATGATGCAAATTTGTTGCCTCGAGAGGCTCAACAAAGCTACTAGCTAGGCCAATACACACGCAATTTCCTACCCATTCTTGTTTATAATATCCAGTTGAAAATTTTAATACTCGATCGCTTGCTAGCTCGACCCCGTGAGTTTTTATTAACCATTTATTGAATTCTTGTTTAGCTTCTTCATCTGAAGTAAATTCGCTACAGTATGTATACCCTGTTCCTCGTCTATTTGACAAAGGAACATCTAATATCCAACCATTTTTAGATGCTTCTGCTGTAGTATAGCAAGGAAGTGTGTCAAATTCTTTAAATATTGGGTTTGGTATTGTTCTGTTGGTCGGTAGGTATTTGCTAGTGTCAACCCATTCTGCTTTTAAATTTTTAAATAATACTCTTTCAAATCCGCTGGCATCAATGAACATATCTGCTGTAAATTGTCTGCCATCTTCTAATTGAATCGATTTTATAGAATTATTTTCAACATCAACTTGATTAACAACCCCATCTATAACCGTAAGCGCACTGCGATATCTATCCAATACAAATTTACTTAAAACAGTAGCATCAACATGTAATGCGTGTCTATAAGTAGTGTCGTCCGCCGATGGTAACGAATTATTCTTTATATAGTATGTGCTATAATTATAGCCGCCATCGTATTGACCATTAACTATATCATATGCATCAACTGCACAAAAATCGTATAATACTTGATCAACTTGTCCCCATGCTTCGTTATGTGGAAAACTGTGCCAGCCGACACTGTCTTCATCAGCCCACTTGGTAAATTTAAGTCCTAATTTAATTGTTGCGTTACAGTGTTTAATTAAATCATGTGTGGTTACTCCAACTGCCTTTAAATAATTATCAAAAATAGGAGTTAAACTTTCACCTACACCAATACCTGGTTTTTTGTGATCATAGATAAGTGTAATATCAGCAAGATCTCCCCAATAAGCTCTAAAATAGGTAGCAGCCATAACTCCAGCTGTGCCACCACCGACTACAATAATTTTAAATTTCATGTGTTATTCCTAATAACAGTTAGCATTTCTTTATGAGTTGAAGTATCTAACTGATCTATTCTGTTGCCATATTCTAGATCTTTAATTACAATATCAGCTTCTTGCTGAATGTGATATGGCAAAGATTTGAACTCTTCTAGTATACTATCTTTATCAAACCATTGCAACCCCTGAAGAACTAGTAAAAAATGGTGTGCTTTAAATAGTAGTTGTCGACTACTACCTTTAAAGTCATCTTCGATTGGTAATTTATCTTTCCAAATTTTTAAATTACGATCTAGCTCAGGTGGTAATTTTACTTCTGCAACTTTACGCCAAAATTCAGTATCTCTTCTTGGGCAAACAAAATGCAATAGAATAAAATCTCGTATATTATGCACAATATCAGTAAACATTTCATTATACCTATCTATAACAGATTCGTTATAATTTACTAATCGTTGAGAAAGCATAAAACTCTGTTGGATACTAGCTCCAATACTACTGGCTTCTAAAGGTTCTACAAAACTACTACTAAGTCCTATGGCGCAACAGTTCTTAATCCACGCTCTATCTAGGGCACCTGGATCAAACTTAATATGTTGTCCTACTTTAATTTTATGTCCTAAAAACTCCTCAACTTCTGCTTGAGCCTGTTCTGGAGTTAAAAATTCACTGTCATAAATGTAACCATTACCCCAACGACCGTATGTAGGAGTTCTAAATAGCCAACCATATTTCATTGCCTGTGACAAAGACCACATGTTGTAGTTGTCAGTATCTTCAGTTTGAAACACTAAGGCACTATTTGTTTTAAGATAGTCGCTATGACTTACCCATTTTGCACCTAATTTGCCAATTAGAAACTTTTTAAACCCTGTGCAATCTACATAGAAATCGTAAACGTAAGTAAATTCAGAACTGGTAATAGTGTCAATGCTACCATCGTCTGCTAAATTTATACTAGTAATTTCGTCATGGTGAATTGTTATACCTTTTTCTAATGCAATCTTTGTTAGAAATTCATTAAGTTTAAAAGTATTAAAATGATATTGTGCAACTGGTGTTTGATTATTATTTAAAAACCAATTTTGTATTTTATTTTCCCAGAAAATCTTTCCACTCATGCTTTTAGAATCAAGACCTTGACTAATTAATCTGCTGTAGACAAATGGATATTGATTTGCAATTAAACTGTAACCATCTTGTATGCTGTGCATGTAATCAGGAACTCCCCAATCTTTAAACACAATACCTATTTTAAAAGTTGCATCACATTCTTTAATCAATTCTGCGGTATTAATTCCAACGTAGGCCGCAAAAGTTTCCCAATGTTCAGTTGATCCTTCACCTACTCCAATAATACCAATACGTTTAGAACATATAATATCTATTTGTTTTTCAGGAAATGCTGTTTTTAAAATAAGAGCAGAAACTAACCCGGCTGTCCCGCTACCTACTACTGCAATTGTATCAGTTTTCATTTAAATGGACATCCTCCATTGACTGATTTTTCAAGTAATTCTCGTTTTAATGACGGTTTAAGAAATGTTTTAGCTCCAGTCGATACTTGAGTTTTCTTAATCCATTCTACTTCATCAATCACATGTGTTTTAATTTCAATTTTTTTATCAGTTAATGGAATCATATGTAATAATGGCATGCCAACATTCCAAATAAATTCTTGATTAACTGGAGGGATTTCAACGAAAGTATGTAGATGTAAACAATGTTGGCTATTAAAATCAATTACTCCGCCAGCTGACACTATCTTGTTAATCATAACAGGATCGTTATTTGTTGTCCACATAGGCTTTTGTAATAAAAACTTTGCTCCAGTTTTTTCTTCAATGTGCCAAGGGAATATCATTTTCATATGCATGTATCCGTTGAACCCATCCCATTGTCCGGGCCAATGTGTTTCTAGACTAAAAGGGCTGTCTGCACTAGTATAAGAATACCTTCCATCAGCAGTAATTATAATACTAGCATCTACCCACAACGGTGCAATAAAGCCTGTTTTAAAATAATCAATTACTCCCGGGCATCCTTTCATAGTCCCTTCTGGAACGTGATGAAGATGCCCACCTGGTATTTGTTTTTCATGTATACGATAAGTCGGTAAGTCTCGTATCCATTGAGGATAAAATCTAATCGCAGGCAAAATTGGAGCTGTTTTTGCTATCACTGGATCATAAGTAAAGCAATCTAATATCAGTGATGATTTTTTAAAAAAGAACATTAGACTATATCTCCAACAATAATCCATGCTACAGATATTCTTCTCGGAACGGTAGATTCGATATTCTTATGAGATTCATTTGAATTTAACAATATTCCAGTGTTTTCTTTATGCGGGAATGAAGCATTTTTAAATTCAGTTCCACCGTCTGCATCATTAACATAGTAAATTAATGTGTAATGATCTTGATTAGCGTGGTCAGTGTGCCAACCTATAGTCTGCCCTGCGGTATAAAAATTTAAAATACATCGATTTAGTCTTTTAAATTTAAACCACCGATTATTATACAACCAATTATCTAACACATAAGATAAACTATCTACTCCGGACCAGTCACTGTAATTTCTTTCAGCGTCAAACACTAATTTTGCAAAACATGCTTTATCAATATCATTATGATATCCGCCATTACCTGGAAAATGCCAGTCGACAAAAGGGCTTAATACTTGTTCTTTAGCCTTAACATGAAGCCAGGGTGTAGTAAATTCTGTAAAATGTTTTATCATGGATATCTTTTAAAATATATACTACCTCTGTGAGGTTTAAAATAAGAATAACCAAATTTATCTTCCCAATCAATCCATTTTTCAGTAAACCAAAGACCAATTGGTTTTTCAATCAAATCATTTCCTACAATACAGCCATTAACTTCAGCAACAGTATCTTCCCATCGTTTATTATTTTTTAACTTTTCAGCAGATGTCTTTGTAACTGTTTGCCAAAATTTTGTATCATGCACACTACCGCCGTGATAAACGTAATGATAAAAGTTTTCTAAATTTTGAGAAAGTGTTGTTAAATGATCATTAACTTTGTCAACACCTGGCATCACCCCAGTATAATAATCAAACACAGTTCTCAGGGCCATTTCATAAAAGAATCCAGATAATGCTTCTAGCGGTTCAAAAAATAATGCACGATTTCCGTTCTTTAAAATACGACCATCAAAAAAAGTTTTAGCAAAGTAAGGTTTAAACGGAAATTCTCTAAGATCTAATTTATCAGGAGTAGTATTAAAAATTTCAGCTATTTCTTCAACAGCTTCTTCACGGGTTGTAATTGTATCATTATACAAATATCCCCAGCCTTGACGTGTTTTAAGAGGAATACCAAACATCCAGCCATTACGTGTTGCCTGGTGAATTGTAGTATTCCAAGTTCCCGGTTCTGGTATCATATGGACCAACGCATGGTTAACCGGCATATTTTCAATTAGGTTATAATCAGAATAGTCTGTTGGATATCCACGGCAATCAATAATAAGGTCAAATTTTTCTTCAGAATTTTCTAAGTATACACTACCATATGCACCATTGTTTTTAACATCTAATACAGTGCCTTCTATAGTTTGAAACTTGTCTAACCATAATTCTTTAAATCTTTTAAAACAAAATTCTTTCATTTTAAAATTGTTAAAATGTAGCGCATAATCACCAGGCTGAATTACAGATTCAAAATCGTTTTCTCTCCAGCCCTTATATGTAACTCCAAATTTTGCAGTAGCATCTAGTTCGTTGGCAAATTCAGGTAAATTAAATCCGGTTCCTTGGAATAATATTTTTGGAAATCCAAATGTTGAACTTTCACCAATTCCTAAAATTTTAATCTTAGGATCGTATATAGATACTACAGTAGTATTTTCAGGAGCGTGTGCGAGCATATGACACAACGACATTAATCCAGCTGTTCCTACACCCACAACGGCTATTCTCATTCTTTTTCCTTAAAGTAATCGTAACCTAAATTATCTGCCCAGCGAATCCATAGATCCTTAGACCAGCGTCCAGTTTCGTCTGTGCTTATATTCAACTCTGGATGAGCTATTGCTTTTTTGATATTTAATAAAGTCATCCTCCAACGATGAGCAGATTTTACTCGTAATTTTTTAGTGCATTTTTCTTTGGTAATATTCCAAAATTTGCTATTAAAAGTGCTTCCGCCGTGATACAAAAAGTAGATAAAATTTTCTATATCGTTAGCAGTTCTTGATAAATTTTCGTTTAATACATCAACATTAGTTTGACCTGATACAAAATCATAAAAATATCTTAATGTAGTGTCATAGAAAAATCCAGCCATGCCTTCTGCTGGTTCAAAGAAAAACGCTCTGTTTCCATTCTTTAAAATGCGTCCATCAAAAAACGTGTTAGCATAATAGCTTTTAAAAGTAAATTCTTTAAGTGTAGGATTAGGATCAGCAAACAAACTCTGTATTTCACCAACTGCTTCTTCCCTAGTTGTTATCTTATCATTGTATAGATAGCCCCAGCCTTGACGTGTAGTCAATGGAATACCAAACATCCAGCCGTGTGTAGTAGCTTGATTAATACTGCTATTCCAAGTGCCTGGTTTTTCTATAATATTAACTAAACAATGATTAACTGTAAAATCATCCAATACTGTATAATCAGTTAGATCGGGAGGATACCCACGGCAATCAATAACATAATCAAAACTATAAGATCTGCCGTTAACAACTACTTCAGCATGTGATTTTTTGCTAACTGCTTTGTCTACCTTACCTTCTATTATACTAAACTTACTACCCCATTTTTCTTTAAACCGTTTAAAACAAAAATCTCTTAATTTAAAATTATTAAAATGTATGCCGTAAGCTGGAGCCTCCATTGGCATATCGAAATCAGTATCTCTCCATTTTTTGTAACTTGCTCCTAATTTAATAGTTGCATCAAGCTCATGAGCATCTATTAAAAAATTAAAATCGGCGCCTTCAAATAATGATTTAACAAAATTAGGTTGTGATGTTTCACCTATACCTAATATAGCCACAGAAGGATCATAAATTGAAGTAACTGTGCTGCCTTCAGGGCATATCCATTTTAATGTATGGCATAAAGACATTATGCCAGCAGTTCCTACACCTAATACAGCTATCTTCATACATTTCTCACAGTAATTAGTTTGTTAAATTCAGGTAAAAACAAATATTCAATATCTGAATTTTGTAAAGTCCATATAGCATCCTCTAATGTTTCAACTAACGGTTCACCACCTAGATTAAAACTAGTGTTGAACAATATAGGACAGCCTGTTTGATTATAAAATTCTTTTATTAAATTATAGTAATGATAATTTTGTTCTTCAGTAACAGTTTGTATGCGACAAGTTCCGTCTACATGGATAATGCTTGGGATAAGTTCTTCAATACCCGGTTGGCAGTTTACTGCATACATCATAAATGGACTATCTTTCATACCTCTTAAATCAAACCACTCGTTTACATGTTCTTGCAGAATACTGCCAGCAAAAGGTCTAAAATATTCTCGATGTTTAACGTTATTAACAAAATCTTTACCGTCTTTAAATCTAGGGTCAAATAATACTGACCTATTTCCTAGAGCTCGAGGACCATTTTCACTCGAACCTTGATATAGTGTTACAATATTTTTATTAGTTAATAACTTAACAATATCACTATAGGTAGCATCTGAAATCTCAACTCCGGCAGTTAACGCAATATCATTTACTTGATCTGTAGTATAATTATGCTTAGGGCCAAGATACAGGGTATCATGTTTGCCTATTTGTGTGCTCTGCGTCTGCTCATACCATACCATTAAAGCGGCACCTATTGCAGTTCCTGAGTCATTACTAATAGGTTCTACATATATTTCAATGCCATCATTTCTTAATTTATCGAGATAATAGTAATTAGCAACACAGTTTAAACCATAACCGCCAGAAATAACAACACGTCGCTTACCTGACAATGCTACTGCTTTGTAAATTAAATTTAACACTTGTTCTTGAGTTTGTGTTTGAACAGCATAGGCAAGATCTCTACGATTTTGCATTAGAGTAGGATCAGTGCCTTCTGCAGGTAGTTCTTTTAAACTTGCATAAGCACCAGCGTTGACTTTAGCACCGTTTGGATACGTAGGTAATATTACATTTCTGTTTGATAACGGCTCCATACTATCAGATTCAAATAATTTTGGAATAGTAGGGTTTGGTTTGCCGTATGGGAATAGTCCCATCGTTTTACCAGCTTCAATAGAATTCCATCCGCAATATTGTGTTACTGCTTCGTATGTTTTTGTAATCCCGGCACGATCTGTAAAAATTGCGTAATGAGTATCCCCTTCTTCGCCGATAAAGTCAGAAGGAGCTTGTGTAAACATTGTGCTAATTACATCTCTAGCACCGTAATGTTTAAATAATGTCTTAAAGTTAGCTGGGTATGAACAAGATAATATAGATTCAGTTTCCCACGTCATAGCTTCTGTGCCTTCAAGGGTCATAGGAATAAATGTTCCAGCGCCATCTACTACTAATGCAACTGCATCATCCCAACCTGATCGATAAAATGCGCAAGCCGCGTGTAATGCGTGATGTTTATATGATAAATCTATAACCTGTGGATGATTAAAAATATCTAGCTTACGATCAATTAATCCTAATTTCCTAGCAAGTCCTGTATACATATCATCGCCTGTAAAATCAATTCTACCAGCTGTCATTGATAATGCTTGAGTATGTGCAATTACAAGATAGTCTAAACGATCGGTATATTCTAAAATCTTTACCATACATGCAAGGGGGCCACCGTCATATTTTTGACGACTAAGACGTTCTTCCTCTAAAGAAAAAACAACTTCTCCATCTTTAAGTAGACATACACTTGCGTTATGTCCTCGGGTAATTCCTGCTATCCATGTTGTCATTATATTAGTTACCTTAAAATTAAATCTGCACCTTCGGAATCTCCGCCAATAGATCCCTTAAGAAATGTATTAAACGCAATGCTTATTCTTTGATTTTTACTTAGATTCTGCTTAACAAAATGGTAGCATTGCGATGGAAAAATTATAATAGAGTTATCTTCTACGGGAATATTCCATTCTATCGAATTAAACATTGTATATTCTTTGGATCTCATAGTTAAGAAAAACGGTGGAATCATTCTATTAAATGTAATAGTGGGCTGGCTATCTGAAGCATTTAGATAAAACACTCCTGATATAATACTATTATTATGATTATGTAGAGAATGTTGTTGGCTATGGCCAGTAACATTAATCCAAGAATTGGTTATATACAACTCCGCATCTACCATCATTATTTCATTTAAATAAATGTTTACATGCTCCATGAAATCTTGCTTCAACTGTTGCAATTCTTCCTTTTCTAAAATCCACATACTAGTTGAAATTTCATTTCCAAGACTTTGCCCAAATACTTCAGAAGAATAGATAAAATCTAATTCTTCTTGAGATAAGGTCCTTTCTAATTTATTTTTATAAACTACTGTAGGGAATAATGGATAAATTTCAGAAGGTCTCATATATTTTGATCAACTGTTGCAATAATTTTATTTAGGCTAGCTTCGGTTAACGATATCAATTTTTCATTATTAGTATCTGCTATTTCGCTTGAACACATACGTATAGGTGCATACATACGTTTGCCTTCTCCTAAATCTATGATATTGAGATTTTTGTAATTTGGATATGAAACATTTTCTTTAAAAGTTCCACCTAGCACTACTGTAGCTTTTTTACCTAAAGAAACTGCAAAATGCTGTCCTACACTATCACACCCTAAGAAATAATCAGCGGCATTAATAACACCCATCCATCGGCGCAATGACATATTAGTTAGCTGAGGAACTACTTCTTTTATTCCAAATATTTTAAAGTCAATTTGATTTTCAGACATGACAATTACTGTATATTTTCGTTGCAAACGTCTAATAATTTGCACAGCATCGGCCATTGAAAACGATCGACCTTGGGGATCGTTATTTATAGAACCAGGAGTCATTGTTGATCCTCTGCCAAATGGTTGAAACACAATTGCTTTTTTGTTTTGAAAATCTTTTTTAATTGTTTTTACAGTCTCTAATCCGCCTTGTGTTTCTTCGTTACTCAGCACAAGTGTAGGCACTGGTAAATCTCTTACGCCTTTTTTATTAAGTAATAAATCAAAAGATTGACTAATAGATGCTTGCTGATTAAAATACTCCCATACATGGTAACATTCCGGAAAATAAACATTCATATTTTTAAGTTTATCTTCATACAAATGTCTATGATGGTGATCATAACATCTTTTATATAAAGTAGGATGACCTTTAAATAATTCAATAAAATATTCAACTACAATTATAAAGTCATCTTCTGGATGTTCTTTTTCATATAGCTCTAAAGCTGGAATAGCACATAACACTCTTCCTGCTCCGCCATTGATTAAAAATGCTGTATTTCTTTTCATGTTTTTCTCTTTATAATTTTAGATGTGTTAAATTTTCGTTTAATCCTAATGTGCCTCTAACAAACGTGTTAAATGCTAAACTAATTCTTTCATACGGTTCTGGATTTGGTTTTACACTATGCAATGTCTGTGAGGGAAATAGTATTAAATCATTAGTAGCTACTTCTAGATCCCATGAAGGAGAATTCATTATGTTAAACGCATTTGTAGTAAGCCCAATAGCTGGTCGTTGTCCACTATGAAATGTTATAAAATCGTTCTTCCCAGCATTTAGATAAAAAGATCCACTAACAATACTGTTTAAATGATAGTGCTCATGATGACCAGTTCCTGTCGGATTAACATTAAACCATGATTGTGTAATGTAAAATTCATTTTGCCATTCCATTGAATCAGTGTATTCTTTTATAGAGGCTTCTATAAACTTTCTTAATTTTAAAAATATTGGATCATTTAGTGCGTAGTTGTTTAAACTGGTATAGTTATTCCCCTTGTTAACTCTAGTTTCAGAGCTTTTACAAAATTTAATAAGGTCTTCAAATGGCGGACCGTCGTGATGAGTTTTAAAAACCGGAGTAGAAAATAAGGGATAAATTTCACTCATATCATGACCTTTTTAGTTAATCTTAGTTGGCTTGTTACTTTTTCTGCGCCTAGCACTCCTTCTAAGAATACATTAAATGCAAGGCTAAATCTAGTTTCATTAGTTTTGTTTTCTCCTACACTGTGTAATAGAGTTGACGGAAATAAAACAATCATATTATCGTTTAATGGCAAATCGTATTTTTGACTGTTCCACATGTTAAAATTTAATGTCGGAGGGGCAAGAGTTAACTGTTTTCCACTGCCAAACGTTAGAAAATCCGGTCTTAATGGTTTAAGATAAAATACACCGCTGATAAAACTATTAGCATGATAATGCTCGTGATGGGCAGTATTAGGAGGATTTTTGTTTATCCAAGACTGTATAATGTAAAAGTTAGCTTTCCATTCCATTATATTTTTTGTATATTCATCTATGGCAGATTCTATCATAGATCTTATCTCGGAAAACATAGTATGAGATAAAATATCTGTATTTACACTGGTAAAATTTCCTCCGCCATTTGGTCCGTAGTCTAATGTTTTACAAAAATCAATAACGTTGTCGAATCTAGGTCGTGTTGATTCTACAGTAAAAACTGCCTGCGGAAATAACGGATACATTTTATTCATTATGAATGTTATCTTTTAAATATTGATAGATAGTAGGAGATCGATCTGCAACTGCTTGCCATTTTTGTTGCAAAAATTTTCTTCTAAAAACAAATTCGTCACATCTAAGCTTCGCATCGATGCCCCTATGATTTTCTGCAAACAATAATTGATGACGATGTAGCATAAAATAATGCATACCAGTTGCAATACAATGTATACCTCCGCCACCCTCGTGTGCAAATTTAAACATTTTTCTCTCTGCTAAGTCATTAAATCCTATATGGGTGGTTGGAATTCTATGAACCATATCATTGCTATAAGTTTTACTAGTAGCGGCTCTCCAATAGGGAGTGTCGTCTCTTACACTTAATGCATAATGTAGCCCTACAAATTCAGCAAAGTTAGTAAACATACCTTTACAAGCACTACTATAAACATCTTTATCCCATTGACTAATGTATTCACGTTCAAGTGTATTAACTAAAGATGTTAAAAACTCGTGGACTGTAAACAACCCATTGCTTTCTAGTGGTTCAATAAATCCTGCGCTTAGACCGATTGCAACGACATTTTTAACCCAAGTGCGTTCATGAATTCCTACACGCATTTTAATATTTCTATATGAGTATGAATCTACTTCTTCCCGTGTTCTAGGAACAGTCATTTTGTCACTCATTAAGTGTTGTTTAAATTCTTCTAATGCATCATCATCGCTGATAAATTGATCGCTATAGACATATCCAGTTCCTAGTCGGCTCCACAAAGGAATATTCCAGACCCATCCGTTACCTATAGCTGTGCAATTAGTATAACCTTCTAATTCTTTTTCTTTTTCTTTATATTCTACTTGAGTAGCCCATGCTTTATTATTCGGCAATACATCATTCCAAGAAATAAAAGGCTCTTTTAGAGTTTCAGATAACAGCAGACTTTTCCAACCAGTGCAATCAATGAATAAATCAGCAGTAACAATGTCACCGTTATCTAGTTCTAAATGCTCGATTCCATTTTCATTAGTAGGAATGTTAACAACTGTTTGTCTTATATTTTTTACACCTTTAGGCAAACAAAAATTATTCTTTAACCATTGTCCAAATAGTGCAGAATCAAAGTGATACGCAACACTTAGATCAGATCTAAAACCGTCTAAATCCCCGTTATGATTCTTAGTATACTTGTTGTTTTCGACTAATGGCATAATTGGGTAGTAGGTTCTAGCATAGTCTTCTACCGGAGTATCAGGATAGATTATCTTTTTAGCTTGCCATTCGAGTAATTCTTCTGGAGCGTCGGCAAACACAGGAACACCAAACGGATAATGAAAAGCGCCAGCATCTTTTTTATAAAAATCTGTAAATTTAATACTCATTTTATATGAAGCGTTAGTATACTTCATAAAATCGTTTTCATCAATGCCTAAAGCATGTGTCCAATTTCTAATTTGTCCTAAGGTGCTTTCCCCTACTCCTACAATAGGAATATCGGGACTTTCTACTACTACTATTTCTTTATTTGGAAAAAATTTAATAAGGTGCGCGGCTGTCATCCAGCCTGCAGATCCGCCACCTACGATGACAATTTTTTCAATTTTTGTTGGCATACAATTCCCTCAGTTAACTAGTATAACTTAATTATCATCGTTTTGTCAACCAAGAATATTTCTTGATAATAGATCAATTGATATATAATTGACTACTTGAGACATATAATGATAGAAGAAACAATTGTAGATTTTATTGATCCTCCAAATTTTGGAGTGCTATCTTGCCATATTCCAAAATCCATATCAGTGCCACTTTATAGCTACATTGACAAAATACAAAATGAAAATTTTAAAAATTCTATACCTAATAACAAAAATTTATTAGGGCATATGGAAAAAGAATATAAGATGGACGATATGATAAATTTCTTAGAGCCATTTATGCTACAGATGGGAAATTTATACGAGGAAAAATATCAGTATTTTCAAACATTTGGCAGTCATGTTGGACCTTCTACGCTAATACTATCTGAACTATGGGTTAATTTTCAAAAGAAGTATGAATTTAATCCTCCGCATCTACATACTGGCGTATTAAGTTTTGTAATTTGGATGAAAATTCCTTATAATTTAAAAGACGAAGATGCAATATTTCCAACAGTAAACAGTGGAGGCCCAAGAACTTCTAAATTTACATTTCACTATGTTAACATATTAGGTCAATTTTGTAGTCAAATATTACCAGTAGACAGTAGCTGGGAAGGCAGACTAGCTATGTTTCCGTCAACTCTTGCACATAGTGTTAACCCATTTTACACTTCTGATGATTATAGAATTTCTATTTCTGGAAATTTAAGATTTGTAAACGGAGATTAACTTGTTCTTTTTTAAACGTAAAAAAATTACACTAGACTGTTTTACAGATCGACCAGATGTTTGTAAATATACACCTATAGAGTTTGCTAATAAACACTATCCAGAATGGTGGAAAAAGTTACCTAAAACTTATAACACTCAAAATCCTAACTTAAACAACACATTAGGCGAACAACCCACAATGAAAGGTTGTCCGGGGCTTATTGACAATTTTCAATATGGTGTTGTATTACCTTTATGGTCTGATATTGCTATACACATTACACATAGAGAATGCAATTGGCAATTTTCAGACCATATCACACCTGCTCAAAGTCATGATCCTAATCAATGGGCGGGATTTTTACCTTTAGAAAGAGGGCAGTTTCATATCAAATTAGAAAGTCCTTGGTTTTTTAAAACCAAAGATGACATCCATTGGACATTTTCACAACCAACTTGGAACATGTCAACAATAAGTGATTATACAGTATTACCTGGTGTAGTAAGTTACAAATATCAAATTACTACTAATATTAATATGATTATACATCCTAAGCAGGATCATAGATTTATTATAGAAGCCGGTCAACCTATTGCACATATAACACCGTTATCTGAGAGAGAAGTAATAATTAAAAATCATTTAATTGATACAGCAGAGTTTAATAAAATGAGATTTGAATATGGCACTACTAATAAATTTGAAAAAAATCTATCTTGGCATAAAAAGATGATTGATCGAAACGAAAAATCAAAATGTCCGTTTCATTTTAACTAGTCGTAAAAAAAGGGCTGTTAAAGCCCTTTTTTTATAACTTACCTGGTCCCATATTAACAAACACATTGCTAGTTTTAGAACTAGGTGGTTCATCTAAACTAGGAGACCACTTACTAGTCATAGCAGGAGGATCAGGCCATGGAACTGCAATATGACTTTTTAAGTTAGGCAAATCTACAGTTTCGGGAATATCTCTTAGTTTTTGACGATATATTGCCCAGGCAGCTTTTTCATCTGCACTTAGTGGGCTATCGGGCATTTGTGTCCAATCACTATTAAGTAATTTAAAGAATCTCATTCCCTCGATCCATGTTCTGACTTTTTCGGCATCAGTCATTTCTCGAACATCCCATAGTTGCTCTATAGTTCCGTCGGGATTTTTTACAATCTCACCTTTAGTAGCAATTTGATACTCAGCTGGACGACAATCGTAGCAATTTATAATTTCTGCTAGATTATTTTCAGCAAGCATTTCTGGGGTAATTAACCTAGTTCCAACTATATCTTCTACATTTGATTGGATTAATGGAAGTCCAATAGGATTTCCATTTCCATCAATTTTCATATAAAGCATTAAAAATTCTCCGTTTAGTTATAAATTATGGGTTACCAGTATTGGTTCCTGGGAAGCTTCTTGTAGCTGCCGGCCATATAATACGAACAGCGCCTTTTCCACCATATCCGCCGCCGTGTGATGTGCCGCCACCACCACCACCACCACCGTAGTTTCCACCACAGTTATAGCCGTGACCTTGACCGTTTGACCATGGTTCTCCAGGATATCCGCATGTTCCGCCTGAACCACCACCGCCGCCTGAACCATTTGCGTGACCATAATCTGGTCTACCACAAGTTCCATTACCGCCTTGTCCGTAAGCACCAGTTCCACCACCGCCACCTGTTCCGTATGTCGAGCTGTGATGTGAGTTAGCTGAACCACCGCCACCGTAACAACCAGTATATCCAGAGTTATTAGACCAGCACTGATTTGGTCCATAACCACCACCACCGCCTCCGCCACCAGCGGTATTAGGATAAGCAACGGTTCCTGGACCACCTGGACCACCAATACAACCACAACCAGCACAGCATCCGCATGATCCGCCACCAGCTAATACACCTGGGAAGCATGAATATCCGCCACCAGATTGACTCCAGCATCCGCCGTTACCAACTTGAATATAATAACCGTTACCTGGTGAAACACCAACACCATTTGAATATGTAAGACCACCACCAGCTCCACCGCATGATGCCCAGCCATAATATCCACCTGATCCTGCTCCAATTACTAAAACTGATACAGAAGTAATTCCAGTTGGTGCATACCATGTATATGATTGTGTTCCACCGTTAGTGCTTGAGCTAGAACCTTCATACAATGCGCCGCCTGGAGGTGGTGGAGCAAAAGATGATTGTCCGCAAACTGTTAAGTTACCATACATAATAGTGTTACCAGCAATAATTGCCGAACCGCCTACGCAGAAACAGTTTGGTGAATACAAGTTATTAGCTAAGGCAGCACCTTGTGAACAGAAACAGTTACCTGTATACATTAAACCTTGTGCAATAAAGTTACTGGCTACGCACACGCAACCAGTTGAATACATACCGTTTAATGTTCCTAGTGATTGTAAACTTGAAGCAGTAACCTGACTGTTTAGAGTAGATCCGCATAAGTTACCAGCCGGTAAACATGAGAAGTTACTACCATTAAACGTAGGTGCCGCACCACTGTTAATACTTTGTGGTAAACTAATTGTAACGTTACCAGTTGATGAACTTACTGAAACTTGATTTGACGTTCCACTTAGCGTTAACACACCAGCATTGCTCAATGTTACTGAACTACCTAATGCCACAGTGCCACCGCCACTTAAACCAGTTCCAGCTGATACTGTTACTGAGTTGTTGATCAATGCTCCATTTGGAATACAAGTAAAGTTTCCGCCACAGAATGTAGGCGCCGCACCACTTGCAATAGTCTGTGGTAATGATAGTGTAATGTTACCAGTTGATGAACTAACTGAAACTTGTCCACTTGTTCCTGTTAAACTTAATACACCGGTATTATTCAAAGTTACTGATCCAACTGGACCAGTCATTGTGCCGCCGCCACTGATACCAGTTCCAGGATTAACCGTTACGCTTGTAAGAACTCGATTACTGTTATCAAAAATGCAAGCGCCATACGTTGCGCCGCCTACACCTAAACCACCAGTAATAACCAATGCTCCCGAACCTGTTCCAGTTGATGCAGTTGATGCTGTAATAGTTGATGCACTATTAGCAGTTACTGAAGTAAATGCGCCACTAGATGGTTGAGTATTACCAATCTGCATGTTATTCAATGTGCCGAGCGAACTAGGTTTAATTGTTGCAGTTCCAGTTGGCTGTATTGAAACGTTACCGCTAGGATTAATAGTAGCTGTTGTGCTAACAGTTAAGGTGTCTGTTGTTAACCCGTTTGTTACTGATAATGCACCGCCGTTATTAATTAAGATATAATAGTTTGTTCCATCACTACTAACTGAGTAAGTAGTATTAGCCGGCATAGCTTGACTTGAAGCTGCCGTAAAATTATTACCTTGAATATTACCAGCTGGTGTTGCAATAGTTATTGCTCCACCTGTTGCATTGTAAAATGTTTGTGTATAACCAACTGTATATTGTGGACTAACTAAGGTAAGCGTTATTCCAGAAGATCCAGTAATGGTCATGAAGCTATTATTAATAGCATACGTCATGGTCGTAGTGCCAGACGTTGTTAAAAATAACGATACTGTATTATAGCGTGCCATAGTTCTCTCTAATCCTTATGATGTTGATGTTTCAATTCCGTAAACGTTTACGTTACAGCTCTGCGAGCTAGCCTGAACGATAACGTTAATACCAGCGTTAGCTACTAAACCTGTTCTTTCAAATACTCCGTAAGGAACAATTGTTGTCTGATATTCAAAGTATTCGCTTGTTCCCGGAGTAGATACTAGCGACAATGCTAATTTTACAGTAATAGATGCCGAGCTAGTGTTTGTGAATGATACGTTAAAAACTGAATAGTAACCAGTTGGCACGGTATATGCTGTCTGGTTAGTATTTGCTGTAGTTATTGTCGTAGTCCCTAATCTTCCTGTTGCCATGT